CTTTAACGGGGAAAGTGAAATTACAGGGGCTGAAAATCATCAGCCATGTACCCTTGATACAAAGCATTCAAACAAAACACTTGAAAATCTGGAGATGCTCGAGAAATAACATAAGTCTCGGTCGCTAGATTTTGAGTGTTACGAGGGAATGGATGTATGAGATCAATAGTACTGGCAAAAGATCCAAGTAATGCCCGGTAAGGAGTAATAAATGGTATCCTAAATTGAAGAGGTGTGTTAGCAGTAGCAATATAGCCTCCGTTAGCTATGGAAGTATCAGAGTAATAAGTGGCAAAAGAAGTACTAGCCATAGTAGAATATTCATTAGCAGTTATGGCAGAGTCTGGAATGTAACGAACGTCCTTACTCCCTCTCCAAAGAGCATACAAAGGAATGAAGTGCTGGGCATTATCTCCATAAACTGCATTTGATCCATACTTGCGAAAGTCTGCAGGAGAGACCAAAGGGGGAAGGGGAGTGTTATCTACATTCTTGTCTCGAGACAATAAGGTAGTCCACCTAGATGCTAATTCCTCAACAGTCTCAACATTATCAACATAACTAATTTGGGCTAATGGACTCCTAGTGAATCCTATAGTTGGCTCAGACCTATTAAGTTCACGCAGAGAACTCTGGGCCTCGATCTCATCCAATGGCGGTGCCGGCTGCACCTCGGTAATTCTAGGATGACATACCGAGAAAAATTGAGCCCCAGGTCCCATACTGGTAAAAGCTATCATGTCAACTATGGGTGTATTCCCAGCCGTTGTAGGCTCACTCTTGTTCATAAGTCTTACATCAACAGTCCAGTGTAAATTGTAAGTTTCTATCATAGGAGAATCAAAGTTATAGGGAATCTCAAGGAGATGAAATGAAGATCCTTTAACCAGCAAAGTAGTCTGTGGTATAGAAGAATCCGCGTGAGTTGTGGCAAGAGTTGCAGGTTTATAAAATCTAACCTGAAAACGAGCTGACATGAGAGGACTAAAGCTAAACCACAAGCCTATGCGAGGCCTGCATCGTACAAATCGAAAATGGCGTGATACATATCCGGCATAACCTTGAAGCGCTTCAGGTCCAAGAGCTAACGTAGCAATGTCCCCCGGGTTAGTGAAAGAATATTGGTCAAAATAGACTGCATTCTGAACTAAATCCTCTAGCGTATGATACTCAACATCGCCATACAAAGCAGGATCAATTCTACTCATTGACATCTCAGTCATCGTCTGTAGAGCTGTAGTAGGCGTGAGGGAATTAACATTACCCCATTTCGCATCAAATACGGGAGTTTGAACATTTTCGGCAGTGGATTGAACAGGACTAACATGTTCTTTAAGCTTCTCAGGACTGCCAGCAGCTTTTCTAGCTTCGGCAAAGAGGCTCTTCTTCATCTCGGAATAGCCTTCCGTAAGAACTCTGGAAACTAATTGTTGACCAACATTAGCAACCACACCTGCTGCAGCAACTGCAACGGGTAAGGAAACGCGACCTGGTACATTATATTCCTGGGGCCTTACAACAACCTGCTGCGACTGAGCCTCGATGTAATCTGTTACATCAACATCTTCTAAATGTGCCCACACCTCCATATTGACCTGAGGAGTTATAGAAGTATCTATGGATCGTAAAGCATATTGATAAATGTAGACAGTAGCATACTGCGTATAAGTCTTAGGGAGATATTCCATAGCATGAACATACGGAATACGAAGAATGGTCTCTGGACTAGATGCCAAATCAACCACCTGACAATGGGCAGATGATACTATTTGGTGGCCTTCTAGAGTCGCAGTGGTAGGCATCCTGTTTACGCCATGATGCCAAGAAACGACTCCAACCCCATAACACGTAACAGCAGCTCTTAGTACTACACGCAGAACTATAGTACTTCTAACGGCTTTATAAGGGTTTAATGTCCGCTGATACCTGGTTGTTCCTACAAGAAGCTCGAACGGATAGATTGGCGTCAAGTAATCAGAAGTCAATACTCGATCGATTATCTTTTGTGGTATCGCAAGCATAGTACCTACTTCCTGGCGAATAAAATCGTCAAAAAGAGGTCGTAAGCTTGGGACGCTTGACCAAGGGCCATGGACAACGTCATTAGGACCCTCAACCAGAAGAAAGTTTTCACCTTCTTCATTAATTTCGTCGACCATCTGGTCGACTGTTTCATTATCATTAATAAGTGAAGTTGTCCATTTGGTAATTAGAGGGGTTACCTCCCGGACAAGAGAGATGACCCTTACTGGAATCTTATTTTAGAAATCACCTAATGCATCATAGACGGAAGAAAGAATCGAAGAAACTCCCGCTACAAGATCACTAGGATCAGGGTAGTATTTATTAATTTGATACACAAAGCTTATTGCAAAGCCCAGTGTAAAACACACTATATTGAAAGAGTAACGACCTCTACGAGGAAGTCGTGACGTAGCAATAATAGCATTTGTTATAATCATGTCACGCAATAAAAACATAACAAGCACGAATATGTAACTAATATCCCTGTAATACAAACCAGGAATAATAACGCCACATATCATCCATAGCCAAAAGCCCACACTATAGCATAGCCTTAAGCCAGGGGTCGCTAAAATGTCAGCATAAACTCTGGCTGCGTCGATCAAAAACTGCCTAGTATCATATTGCACTAGCAAACAACCAAGCGCTATAAAGTACTTCTCTAGATCATAGCCACAAAAAGCAAGGAAAAAGAGAAACATTATAGATAAAATGCCTTGCAACAAATAATTTGGTACAACAGGTGCAAGATTGAGCGGCATAGCATTAGGAGCAAAGTTAAGAAGTGGCGCTTGGATGTAAACTGGCTCAACAGGTACTTCTGGGGGATCAGGATTCGTAATACCACGTCCCTGGGCCTGTATGAATCCATGCTCAGTGGGAGTTTTAGTAATATCAGTACAAGACGAATACATCAGCATATACTTTCTAAAAGGGGCCCAGCTCCAATCAGCAGGCCAAGTCCCTCCAATAGCAGTAAAACGTGGCTTGATAACAGTAACAAACAAATTAAACTCTGCTTCGTTGTGTAAAGCTAATTCTCGCAAACACCCGTCAATTATTTGACGATAATGCTCGACCCTAGCTAATTTGGCGGTGGGCTCAGATTTTGACCAGTAAACAGCGTTCCACAGAGAGCCGAGATTGAGTGGTGCCAAGTAACGGCCTCCTTTCACTTTCGCAAAACCGCGACTTAGAAAGTTGGCTCCCTCAACAGTATTGAAAAGGGTAGCATCAGGGTTAGAAAAAACTGGTACTTTATCTAAATCAGTCACCGTTACACGATAAAAGTGATATAGAACATCAGCATAAGTCTTTATATTAAACCAAGGGGCAACTAACTCAGACACAGATACGAGAATGTCATCACCATTGGTTTTAGGCGTAACATTATCAATAAACTTGACACTCTCAGGAACACCTGCACGACCGCGAAGGTATGCAAACGCGGTTGTGAGGTAAAAGTAATTACGAGCACAATTTAAAAAAACAGTCATCAAGTTTCCTGAAGGGTCGGGACCTACTATATTACATAGTTGATCCTGAGTCAGGTAGTAATAGTCAAAAAGTTTAACGAGTTGAACTTTAACCCTATTGTTAAGACTTTCATCGTTGTATTGAGAGTACATTTCCAGTACAACCTCTTCTAACCATTGCCGAAAAACGTAAGTGTCAACGGTCTTATCAAAAGAACTTATATCAGTATACATGAAGTAAGGGCGCCTCTTCACGTCCTGCATTAATATAGTCCA